CTGATGCCCATGCGGGGCGCAACAGATTTATTGGTTTCGTGAGCGCAGCTGAGTCGGATTTGCTAGCTTCCGCGTCTCAGGTCATAACGGCAAATGGGTTACAGGTTGCGGCTAATGGGGCCATGCTGATATCAGGCCGATTAAAGTGGGAGTCTGAGCCGGAACCCGGCGACACATGGACCAGTAGGCCCGAGGCATCAGGTATCTGGACCGATAGGCCGGAACCCGGCGACACATGGAGTAATTACTAATGTTTAGGGCGCTGATAACCGCTAAAGGCATGGCAGAGTATGGGGATCAGGTGTTTACGTCTGCGGGAACGACATCCTTCACCGTGCCTGACAATGTTGAGTATATCTCAGCAGTTTGTATCGGCGGTGGTGGCGGCTCGGCTGGAAACTACGGACCGGCAGGGGGTCACGGCGGGACTCTCGCTTACGGGACGTTTAAGGTTTCACCGGGTGATGTTTTATCTGTAACCGTAGGTGATCGCGGTACAGGTGGACCTTACACTTTTAGCGCATCTGGTAGCGCAGGGGGAAATGGCGAGGATAGCCTTATCGAGTTGGGAGGGGCAACATTAATCTTAGCTCCCGGGGGAAGAGGCGGCGGCAGTAGTGATGCGCTTTCAAGCGTCTACTTTGATCCAGACGCAACCAATAAAGGCTCTGGCGCAGGCGGTGGCGCGCCTTCTGGGGATGGTAGATTTACTAGTAACGCGCAGGGCGGCGGTGGCGCTGGTGGATACGGCGGTCCCGGAGGAAAGGGTGCGGGCGCGTCTTCATCAGGTGGCAGCGGCTCCACAGATGGTCAGGCGGGTTCATCTGGCGGCGGTGGTGGCGGCGGAAAAGGGCGTTACTTGCCCCAAGTTCGCTCTGGTAACGGAGGTGGAACACACTTGTACGGTTTAGGGAGTAATGGCGCTGGCGGTCTTGGGCCACCTGTTAATGGCGGATCGGGTGGTGCTGGATCATCAGACCAAGGTGGTAGCTTTGGGTACGGCGGTGGCGCTGGTGGATCTCCGGGCGCAAACTACCTTGCTCAGCAAGGCAGCGGCGGACTTAACGGAAGCTCAGGCGGCAGGGGCGCAGTTCGGATCGTATGGCCCGGCAGAGCAAGAGCGTTCCCGTCTCAAAATGTTGCAGAGGACGATTAAGACTAAGCTGGATTAACGTAGTAAAATATGGGCATTAAATTGGACTGAGCTATGGCTACGACAACAAATTTTAATTTCAACCTTCCTGCAATCGGCGGTGATTCAGATGCGTGGGGTACAAAGCTAAATAACAACTGGACCTCGCTTGATACGCTGCTGTATGCAGGTGGCGACGGTGGCGGTACGGTTATTAACTTAGATGGCTACACGGCTAACGCCATGACCCTAACTGCGGTGGCGTCTATTGATATTGATGGGCCTATCACCGAGCAAGTGCATGAGCTAGGCACAGACGGCACGGTTGATGTAGACGCGGCAAACGGGACAGTGCAAACAATTGCTATGTCGGGCGATGTCACTATTACGTCAAGCCTTACCACGGGTCAATTTGTGACCTTGCGGTTTACGTCAGTCGGCGGCAATGACGATGTTACATGGCCCACTATGCAGTGGATGTTTGGAAGCGCCCCAACGCTAGAGTCTGGTGCTACAAACTGGGTGCAGATTTGGAATGTTGGCGGCACTCTTTACGGAACTTATGTCGGGTATACTTCTTAATGCCTCTGGTGAAGCTAGATATCCCGGCTGGCGTTTACAGTCACGGCGTTGACCTAGACTCCAAGGGCCGCTGGCTTGACTCCAGCCTTGTGCGCTGGACCAACAACGCTCCGCAGCCAGTAGGCGGCTGGGTGCAGGCCGCTAACATTGAGACGATTGCCGATGACCCGCATCTGGAAGACTCTGCAAGCTGGACGCAGGTAAACACAAACTACAATGCAGACATTGACACCATTGAGATGGAGAATGTCGCTGGCACGGCCTCCAGCATCACGCAGAGCCTTTCTAGCGTCTTAGCGGTGTCTACGGCCTATGTAGTTGATGTCAACGTCACAGAGCTTTCTACAGGCGCGTCAGCGACCGTTACGCTGGGCGGTGTAGCTGCATCTAGCAATGTCGAGTCAACGGGTCGCAGTTCTTTTGAGATCACCACAGGCGGGTCACTGCCCAACACAAACCTCGTGATTGGGCTTGACTCTGCGACAGGTGGTGAAACAGACACTATTACCTTTACCGAGATTGATGTACGACAAAAGGGCAGGCAGTCTCGCGGTATGCACTCATGGGCATCTAACAACGGCGCACCATACCTTGCAGCGGGGTCATATAACAGGCTTGCAGTCGTGGACGGCAATGATGTTGTTTATGACGTAACCCCAGCAGCTTTTAGTGCTGGAATTGCTGAGGCATCCGAGAACCTTGGCTATGGCGGCAAAAACTATGGATCTGGTGCCTATGGTGTGCCAAGAGAGCGCAACTACAGTATTGCTGCGGCTACCAATTGGTCACTAGACAACTGGGGCGAGGACTTAATTGCCCTGTCTGATGCTGAGGGCAACTTGTACGAGCTTGATGTATCCGCGTTTGCAGCTGACCCCGCCAACACGGTGGCAACACTTGTATCTGCAAACTCCTTGGTGTCTCAGTCCACTGAGGTGCCGATATCCAATACGGCAATTGTAGTTACAGCGGAACGGTTTGTGTTTTGCCTTGGCGCAGGCGGTGATACCCGTAAAGTGCAGTGGTGTGACCGTGAGAATCTGTATGAGTGGCAGCCAGCGACTACAAATGAGGCTGGAGATATTGAGCTTCAAACATCAGGGCAGATTGTTGCTGGCGCTAGGGTCCGGGGCAGAACATTGATCTGCACTGATATTGATGCGTGGGTAGCTACGTACCAAGGTCCGCCGACAGTGTTCGGCTTTCAGAAGATCGGTAACTCTTGCGGCCTTGTAGGTCGAAATATGCTGGCATCTGTTGGCCCAACAGCATTCTGGATGGGCGAGCGCAACTTCTTTGTATATGACGGTTCAACGGCAAGAGTTCTTCCTTGTGAGGTGCATGACAAGGTATTTACTGAGATGAACCTTAACCGAGTAAGTCACGGCTTTGCGGTAGCCAACCAAAAATACAACGAGGTGTGGTGGTTCTACCCGGGTGTCGGTGAAGATGAGAACACTCGATATGTCGCCTATGACTACAACGAAAACCACTGGCTTATCGGTGAGCTTGACCGCTGCTCTGGCGTAGATTCTGGCGTCTTTGTTGACCCCATGTGGATTGCTATTGATGGCTCTGTATATCGGCATGAGTCAGGCTACGGGCATGAGGGCAGCTCCGTTTTTGTAGAGAGCGGCCCAGTAAACATTGCTGACGGCGACAACGTAATGCGTATTACGGAGATGATTCCAGAAGAGGATACGCAGGGCGAGGTGTCAATGAAGTTTAAAACTAGGTTTTACCCTAATGGCTCTGAGACAGAGCATGGCCCATTTGACCCGGCTAACCCGACTAACGTGCGGATGACCGGGCGGCAGGTAAGAGTCAGAATAGACGGCGATGCTGAGGCTAATTGGCGAGTCGGGGATGTTCGGCTGCGGGTTAGTAGCGGAGGCAGAAGGTGAGCAAAGAGCTACCGCCGCCCTACTCCAGAGAAACCCCGCACTTGTGGGCAGAGGATCTAAATGATTATCTAGCCCGAGTCCGGGCGCTGATCTCACAGAAACAGGCGTCTGATGTAGCCGCGGAGAACGGCATTTTGTTGTATGACGCAGCTAACGGATATTTAGTGGTTTCTGTTGGTAACGAGTTTGTGCAGGTACTGATGGCAAAAGGCAACAGTTTGCCTACGTCATTGCCGTCCGGTTCGGGCGTTATATGGAATGATGGAGGCACGTTAAAGGTTTCGTAAGGGGTGGTATAATGGAGGAGTTAGACGCTGAGTTAGAGCGCTGTAGGCCGTGGATAGAGGCGGCTCTGGACCGGGGTGGCAACACTCACTTGTTTGAGGATGTTGTCAGTGCGGTAAAGGCCGGGACAATGCAGTTCTGGCCTGCTGAAGATGCGTGTGCTGTTACGGAGATAATAGTTTATCCGCGGAAGAAAGCATTTCACGTTTTTTTAGCTGGCGGAAACATGGATACGATAGTGGAGATGGATGAGTCGGCTATCTACTTTGCGAGGCAAAATGGCTGTAGCGCAATGAGCATTGCAGGCCGGAAGGGGTGGCAAAAAGTTTTAGAGCATAGGGGCTATAAGCCCGTATTAACCAGTTTAGGAAAGGATATTTAATATGGGCGGCGGCGGAAAGGGTGGCAGTCAATCAACTCAGGTAGAGATTCCTGCGTGGGCAGAGTCAGCCATGAAGGAGAACCTAAGAAAAGCAAGCGCGATGGGCGAGATCGGCTATATGCCTTACTATGGCCCTGATACAGCCGCGTTTACACCTATGCAGGAAGCAGGGATGCAGGGAGCATATGATGCAGCAGCAGCCTTTGGCCTAGCTGACCCGGGTGGCAATGCATTGGCTGGCATTCCAGAGGCCAAAGACTTTGGTGGCGGAATGATGGGTTATTCATCTGGTGATCTGTTTGAGCAGGCTAGGGCCGAGTTTGAGTCTAGAAATCCGCAACAAGCCGCGGCATATAACCAGTTTTTCACACCTTACGGGACGCCCGAAACCAACCCAAATAACCCGGGAGATATGCAGGCACCCGGATTTATACCGCCCTACGGGACGCCCGAGTTTGACTCATGGGCTGCACAATTTGGCACCCTAAGATTCTGAGGAAGTATTATGTTTGCCCAACCATCAAGATCAAATTTAGCATCCCCCATGAGCGTACCGCAAGGAAGCCCGCGCCAATCTAGCGGAATGGGAGGAAAGGGTGGCCCCTCTCAAACGTCACCCGGCGGAATGGGTGGTAAAGGTGGCGGTAGCCCGCAGGGAATAGGTGGGCCAACAGTAGGCCAGATGAACCAAGCCATATCCCAGCCTATGCAGCCCTCTATGTTTTCTGCGGCGTCTAGTATGTTTGGCAACCAAGAGACTCAGCCGAGCATGACTAGTAGCGCGCCACAGTATGCTAATTACGGTAACGCGGCGTCTAATGACCGAGCATTTAATCTGCCGTATAGCCCCGCCCCTGCCCAAATGCCGGGGTTACCGCCTATGCAACCATCAATGACGAGTCAGGCCGCAGGCGGCATTGCGTCTAAGACGCTTGACCCGAGTTCCACAAATTTTACGGTAGCCGATATGCAGAACGCGCAGCCTATGTGGCAGATGTTACCGCCGTTACAGCCAAGCCTGACTAGTGGGCCACAGGGGATAGCGATGGGTAATCACGATCCCAGCCTTAACCTATACCGCAGGGATTTGCTCGGTGAGTCGCAAATGCCAAGCCCGCAAACGCAAATGAGCAATTTTAACTTGCGCCCATCGGTTCCAACCCCAACTCCAAGGCAGACCATACCGCAGGGCGGGGGGCCAAATATACCGCAGGGATTAATGCGCCGACTCCAATCTTTTAGGGGGTTCTAATGGGTAGTCAAGCTACAGGCGGCGTCCCGGTCGCATCAGCAGGCGCAGGCGGAGTCCCTAGCGGGGGCAAAGGCGGCGGCGCAACAGGTCCATCATATGGAGGGCTTGATGCGTTTCAGCAATCCGCACAAGGAATGACACAAGCCTACGGCGGTATGCAGGACGCCATGAATTACCAGCCTATGATGGTTGAGGGCGGCAGCTACAAGCCCAATATGGGCGCTGGATTTCAAAGTGTTACGGCGCAGCAACTTGACCCTAACGCCACTGATTATGAGGCGGCACAGTTCCAGCAAGCTGACTTAGATCGGTTTATGAACCCCTATACGGGGGAGGTAATTGATCAGTCTATGGCCGATATTGAGCGCGGCAGGCTGATGCAAGCCAACCAAGCGGCTGCACAAGCGCAGGCGGCAGGTGCATTTGGTGGCTCCCGTGGCGCACTGATGGAGGCAGAGATTGCCCGTAACGCGCTTGATAGTAGTGCGCGGACAGCCGCTGGCCTGCGTGACCAAGGCTTCCAGTTTGCAGCGCAACAGGGACAGCAGGACGTAGGTCGCCGCCAGCAGGCTTTGCAGCAGAACGCACAGCAGCAGCTACAGTCTTACTTGGCGAACCAGAGCAGTGCCTTGCAAGCCGGGATAACAAACGCCCAGCTTGGCGCACAGACAAGCATTGCGAACCAGCAAGCCGATAACCAAGCCCAGCAGTTTGGCTTAACTCAGGGGCTGCAAGCCGCACTAGCTAATCAAGGCGCTGGATTGCAGGGCGCTGGAATGCAGATGCAGGGCGCTCAAGGTTTGGGCGCGCTCTCAAATCTTGGCTTTGGAATGGGTCAGGAGGCTTTGCAAGGAATGCAGCAGCAAGGCGCAATCCAGCAAATGCTCAATCAGCAGATGATGGATAAGGCTGCAGGCCAGTACGGAGGATACCAAGGCGCTCCGGCAAATGCCCTTAGCTATCTCTCCCAAGCATTGGGCGTTACGCAAACTCCACAGTCATCAACCACTACAAGTGACCCGGGCGCGTTTGGCTGGATGTCTATGCTTCTTGGCTCTGACGCTAGGCTCAAGAAAAACATCCGCAGGGTGGGCAAGACCCCGGGCGGGCATAACCTTTACGCTTGGGATTGGAAGAAGCAGGCCAAGTTCGTGTTTGGCAAAACTGGCTCTGACATGGGCGTACTAGCGCAAGAGGTTAAAGAGACTAGGCCGGATCTGGTGCATGAGTTCCCAGATGGTTATTACCGTGTAAATTATGGGGGTATTGTATGAGTCCCTTATTTGGCTTGCTGAAGCTGGCAGAGATGGGTATGGACAAGGCGGGCATTAGAGATAGCCTTGGCTCCCGCCAAGCCGCAGCGTCTGGCGGTCAGGCCATGCAAATGGCTAACAATCCTTTAATGTCTCCTGTTGGGCAGAATCCGCTTTCACCGCAAGCACTACAGAAGTTGCAAGCGCCACAGATGTCGCCAGCATCTCCGGCAATACCGCAGCGCGCAACTGCATCGCCAGATATGTTTGATAAGGCTTTGGCGCTTGGGGAGAGATTTGGTGGTCCTCAAGCTGGAGGTCCGGTTAGCCCGTTCCAAGCGGTGCTGCAAAAGACCGGCGTTATTGACAAGCCCAGCATAGACCAAGAGCAGTTAATGGGCCTGCTGTCGCTTATACAAGGCGCAGCAGATGGCAAGCCCGGCGCACCCGGCGCACCGCAGCTTCTTACAGGTCCACAGACCCCCAACATGGGAATGCTCGCCCAAGACTTTACAGCACAAAACCAAGCCAGCGGCGGGCTGAGAGGGAAGATGGCAAAGCTGATTATGGGAATGGCATAATGAATTTAATGGATCTTTTGCTGCAGCTGGGCGATCCCGACCAGCCTACGGCTCCGCAGCCTGCTCAGACTATGCCGCCTATTACAACGCCACCGCCAAACTTAAAAATGGATGATCCAGAGGTGCAGCGCATTATGGCTATGCGTCAAGCGCCGCGCCTGCAATCGGTTTCGGGCGGATCTACCAATCCCGGGCCGCAAGATCCGGGGATGTTATCTAAACTTGGCAGGGGCGCGCTGGATTATCTAGGCGACCCAGTTAACCGCAAGCAGCTAGCAATCGGCTTCAATGCCATGCGCCTTAATCCAGACGCTAACTTGGCGCGGTCTCTGCAAAGCCAAATTGAAACAGAGCAAACCTTGCGCCTGCTGCGGGGTCAGGGAAATAAGACCGCCGATGCGCTCCGCAGGGCTGGGCATAATGAGCTTGCTGATTTAGTTGAGGCTGATCCAACTCTGGCAAAAACTGCAATGACGGCGCTGACGCAAAAGCCAACATCCTTTAGTGAAAAGGTGGCGTTTTATAAAAAGGTGGGGTACAGCGATGTTGAGGCTGTTGAGGCGGCTGGAAAGGCGGGTGGTATTACCGTCAACACTGGTCAAGATGCGTTCATGACGGCTTTAGCCAAACAAATACCAGATCAGATTAGCGCGTACACTGAGTCGGGCAAGTTGGCGAGAGGTCAGAATACACAGCTGCGACAGCTGCAGGTGATGTTTGACAGTGGCGTACCAACAGGGCGGTTTGAGGAAACTAAAAATCGCGTTAGATCAATGGCGCAGTCTTTAGGTATGGACGTAGATGAAACCGCAATATCTAACGCGCAAACCCTACAAGCGTTCACATCCACGCTGGTTGCAGAAGAGCTACGACAGAACAAGGGTCCGCAGACAGACTTTGATGCTAGGTACGCACAAAGCTATATGCCATCATTGGACAAAGATCCCGCAGCAAATAAAGCTATTCTTGACTACATGGTGTCTCGAAATAGTCTTTCCTCCGCGCTGGGTGAGTTTGCAGCTGGTTCACGCTCCACAGATTTCAATCATATGAATACGCTTAGAAATGCCCTTGATCTTGCTGCAAACACATTAGGCGCAGTTGTTTACGTTGAGGGTAGCGCCGACCCAATACTTTTTTCTGAGTTTTTAAAGGTAGGTAAAGGTCAGAGCAAGTCTATTGGTGAGATCCTCAGAGAGTGGGACCAGCTGCACTAATGTCAACATCAATCATAGAAGCTGTATTAGACAGTAAAGCAAAGCAACCGTCAGGCGCTGAGGTTGTTATGAACACACCGGATGGCGGCAGAGTTGTGCAGACCGCCAACGGGCTTGCTTTTGTTTCTCCGCGATACTCAACAACCGATCAGGACGAGATCAAGCGGATTATGGAGTCGCTCGGGTCTATTAACCCTACGGAAGAAAAGCGGCGAGAGCTTGAAAACATTGGCCTGATTGGTGAGTCACCACTAGCAGCCGCCACACTCAAGGCGTCTCAGGGCATTCCATTTATCGGTGAGTACATCCCCGAAATGGTGGGCGCGGTAAGCCCAGATGCTAGGCAAAGAATGGAAGCCATTCAAAGGGCTACGGAAGAGCAGGCTCCCGGGAAAAGTTTAGTTGCAAGGATTGCAGGATCAGGCCCATTTGCTGTTATGGCTCCCGCCGCTGTGGGCGGATCGATGGCAAATCAAGCTTTGCGCGGTGCTGCACTAGCTGGGGTAGAGGCTGGTGTTTCTGGGTTCGGTGCGGCAGAGGGTGGATTTTTAGACAGACTGCCGCAAGCAGGAAGA